TCATAATGAAAACGTTGCAGTAGTAATTAGATTCGTCGAAACATTAGGTATAAGCGAATTGTCTAATAATTCTAAGATATATTCATTTATGAATGTTATGAATGTAGCAATTGACTTAGCTTTACTTGATTGCGAGAAAACTTTTAAAGACTTCAACGGTAAGATAAATTATTTGATTAACCATACATAATTATAAATAGTTTGTTAATGTTACTTTTATATCTGGATTCTTGAACCAGCAAGCGGTTTCTTTATATCCTATTTTAAGTCCATTTTGAATTACTGTAGAAAACCAACCCATACAAGATTCGCTTCTATCTGGATCATATTTAACCCAAACGGTTAATACATATTCAAGACAACGTTGTTCGATGTCTTCTAGATAGTCATATCTTTTATATTTATAATTCCATTTCTTAACAAGCAGCATTATTATTTCAACTGCACGATTAGTTAGCTGTCCAGCAGCTTTACTTTTGATTAATTCATCATTAAATTCTTTTTGATCTAAAAACATATTTGTTTCTTTTATTTTATATATTACTAATATAAATATAATTTTATTTAATGCGAATAGACATAGACTTAATATTAAAAATAAATGATAAAAATTATCAAATTCAACATGTACATTCTATTAATATTATTGAAGATATAAACCAACAAACACAAAAGGCTAGTATAGTGGTAAATAACTATACAGTTAATTTAAGAAAATATGAAAATGTTATCGGTAGTAAAATAGATATATTTTTGACATATTTTTTTAATAATGTTGATTCTGAAAAGATTCATAGGTTTTCTGGTTATATTTCTTCATATACTATTGATGATGATATGACTACTATTGAAATTGAAGATGAAATGTACTTGTTAAAGAATAAACTACCAGGTTTAAAACAGTCATTTCCATCGCCAATTAAACAAAATATAATAGTACCAGATAATCCTGGGGATAATTCATTTATAAATGAAGAATTAAAACTTCATCATATTTTATATTATTGTAGTAATAATACAGGATATGATAAAAAAGTTTACTGCTTTGACTTAGAAATAGGTAAAATAAGAATGGTTGATTACTTAACATATGCAGAAGTTATAGCATTGTTAGCTGAAAAATTTGGATTCTATGCTTATTTTAAATTAGAAGGTAATGTAACTAAAAAAGGTATATATAATTTTATAGATCCAGTTCTTTATATCGGTACTAAATATAATTATAAAAATGACGGTTTCGAAATTTCAAGTTTAATAAACCAAAATAAAATATCATCTATTACTAAAACTAGAAAACCACTAGATAAAAGTGATATGACTGACTTAGAACCTTATCAAGTTTATACAAACGCTATTTCTAAACCTAATAAAATAAGAATTAGACCATCTGTTAAATTACATAAATTTGCATATCCTGTTAAAGCTGGGTATAATCATATTTTATCACATAATATTTTCTATCAAGAAACTAGAAAAGAAGACTTTTATGTTATTGTTAAGTCACTTGATACTAAAAGTAATACAGTTAATTTTTATTCTTTACCAACAAGTAAACAAGCTATTGAACAAGAACAAATTATAAATACATTAACAGAAATTTATAATAGAAAAGAAGATCTGGAAAAACTAGTTAAAGAATTTGAAAGTGTAAAAGTAAAAGAAAAAACTATTACAAAAGAAGGGGCAACATATAAAGAAAAAGAAACAGTTTTAACGCCAGCAGAATATGAACGTATTAAACAACTTGCTACAGATTCACAAAAGGAATTAGATGAAATTGAAGCTGAACAAGATAAAATATCTGATTATATTGCATTGAATAAAGAAAGTATTAACTACATATCAATAGAAATACCAGACTTACCAATGGAAACGGTTAAACAATTAGCTATTCAAGCATACGAAAATTATACACCAAATGGAAGTGCTGGTCAGTTTACTACATATGGTGAACCATTTGTTAAGATAGGTGAACTTGTACAAATTGCAATGGTTGATAACTTAGGAAGCGGAAATACAGAAACAACATACAACATTGATTGTTATTGGGTTGATAGGGTTGAATCTTCGTTAACTGATGGTGGTTATAGACAAACTATAACACTAGGAAATAAATATCAAATTAAATATTAACATATGGGACCAATTATAGGTGGATTATTAGGTGGTGCTGGCGTTGGATCAGTAGGACAAATTATAGATGGTGTTAAAGGATTAGCTGGTTCTATAGTAGAATTAACTGGTGTATATGAACAATATAATGTTGTTCTTAAAAAAGCAATGGGTTCACAAGCTATGGCTAATCAAACCATGCAAATGATACAAGACATTGCAGCAACTACACCATTCCAAGTTAATGACTTAACAGATTCATATGTTAAGTTAGCTAATAGGGGTATTAAATTAACTGCTGCTGAGATCACTAATCTTGGTGACGTTGCTGCAACTTTAGGGAAACCATTTGGTCAATTAAATGATGCTATTGTTGCTGTTACTTCTAAGAAAAGATGGCAAACATTAGGTATTAAACAAGAATTATTTAAAGGTGCTGATGGTGCAGAAAAAATGCGATTATCATTTCGTGGTATGACTAAAGAAGTTGATAGAACTGTATTAGGTGCAAAAGAAGCGATTAAGGCTTTTGGTGAAAATGTTAATATTGCTGGTCAAATGGCTAATATATCTGCTACTACAGCAGGTAAATTAAGTAACTTGTCAGATGCTTGGGAACGTGTTAAAGTTAATATTGGTGCAAATACTCCAGCAATTAGTTCATTATTAGTATCATTTATTAATATGAATAATACTATTAATGATTATATAGGCATTCCATTATCATCTAAATTAGAAGGTGAAAAAAGTGCTGTTAATAATCTATATGAAATTTATACAGATCTAAATAATGTAGCTGATGTTAGATTAGAAGCTGTTAAAACATTAATACAAAAATATCCAGATTATTTCGGGCATTTAGACTTAGAAAAAAGTAAACAAGAAGATGTTACTAAAGCATTAGACAATTATAATAAAACATTACAAACAAAAATTGACTTACAGAGACTAAATGAACAAACTTCATTAATAAAGAAAGAAGAAACTGAAGCATTACAACGTACTGTATTATTTAAACAATTAGTAGAATATGCAAAAGAAATTAAACAAATTCAGAAAGATATTAAATTAAACGAAAAAGCAGATGTTAATGTAAAAAAAGCTCAACAAAATATTAAAGATGCAAAAGATAAGGCAAAAGGAATTATAGCAGAATATGATGCGGTTCGTTCTAATCTTGGTTTTGGGGGATCTATGGGAATGGGAGTATCATTAAATACTTTTAATATAGATCAATTAATAAATAGATTGCAAAAAAATTATGATGAAAATAATTTTACATATGAAGTTTTGTCTAGAAAAACTGCAAATTTTGAAAAAGAAGTAGCTGGAAAACAAGAATCACTAGACACTGAAGCTAATATTGATGAAATATTAAGAAAACAGCAACAATACATTACTAATAAAGAAAAAGTTAAATTTATTAGTGAAGAAGAATTTAAATTTATTAATCCATTAAATAATACTATAGATGAAAAAAACTATAGTAAATATCAAGATAAAGTTGCTAAAATATTAGGTGATGCTAACCAACGTGAAGCTGAAAGAGGTAATACAAACTTGGCAGATGTTAGTGGTGGCAAGTCACAATTAGAATTACAAATGCAATATGAAAAACAACAATGGAAAATGGAACGAGATAAAGCTAAAAATGTAAGAGAACAAGCTTCACAAGACTTATCTACATCAAGAAATATTAAACAAATTAATTTTAAAGTTGATACTATTAATGGAGTTAATATCGAAAACAATAACCAACCAATTAATCCAGCTAAACTAGGTGAAGCTGTTAAAACTGTACTTGTTAATACAGTAGCAGATATATCAACAAACAAAGCATTCTAAAAAAACTGAAACCACATGGCAATACGAAAAAAAATAGATCTATTAGAAGATACACAAGGCTTTAATGTTAAGTCATTATATAATGCTATTCCTAACAATGTTACAACTTATAGTGAACTTGTATTGGGTTCAGCAGCAAAATTAACTAACATTGATTATGCCGACTTAGCAAATAGATGGACTACACCAGCTTTTACAGCATTGGGTACTGTAGCACTTGATTATATGAAAATATATTATGAAATTACTAAAGAAGAAACCCCACAAGTTGGAGATAAAACAGATAATAAGTTTAAGAAATTAATTAAAAATGCTGGTAAAAATATAGCTAGTCAAGCTAATAACTTTAAAAATAATGTTGCTTTAGCTTCTGATAAATTATTATGGGGTACTGCTGAATTAAGAGAAGTTATACTATTCGATATCTATGTAACATCTACAAAGTCATATAATACAGTTGAATCTACACCTAATGGTTTTGATGGTTGTATATCTGAATACATATCGACATCTCCTATGATGCTATCTTTTAGAGGTAGATTAGTAGGAAGTACGGAATTTCAACAAGACCACTTTTCTATTATGAAACTTCGTAGTATATGCGATCAAAAGAAATACCCAGTTAAAATAATAAATTCATATCTTAACCGTGCATTAGGTGTTACCGAACTTATTATCAAAAGTCTTGAAATTGACGAAAGCAACGAAGCTACTAATATGAACAGCTTTACAATTAATGCTATAGCCTATAATTCAGCTAATGAAAAAGATATTATAATTAAAGAAATTACAATATAACGTAACAGTGTAGGAATTAAGCAGTTAGAAATAAAATAATTAAAATTCAATGGTTAAAAAAAATATAGACTTCGACGAAATAGACAGATTATTAGAAGAAGGTAAAAATGTAACAGAAATATGTAAGGAACTTAAAATAGATAGGTCTACATATTATGAAAAAATGAAGGAAAACTTGTATGACATTCAGTATATACATTTGAAACAAGCTGCATATATTAAGCTGTTAAATTTGATTAATTCAAATGATAATAAAATATCATTGAAGGCAATTGAAATATTCAACAATTTGAAATATGATGGCGACTTAAATGACTTCAAAAAAGATATTAATAAACTTGAAATAAACATTAAATAATGGTTGTTAATTTACCAAAATTACATAGAGGTCAAAAAAGAATATGGGACGAAATTGAACAAGCTAATGCTAAATATAATATCATTCGCTGTAGTAGACAATTCGGAAAGTCAAATATGCTTTATAATTTAATTATTTATTATTCTGTAAAATATCCAACATTTACATTATCTGATATTGAAACTGGGTTTTCAGTTGAAAAGACTTGTGAAAATATGTACACTGCACAAACGTATGCATTAGCAAGAACTGCATTCAAACGAATATTAAAGATGTTAAAACAGTTTAATTATGTTGAAGAGTCGAATAAGTCTGAACTTGAAATAACATTAAAGAATGGTGTTATTATCTATTTCAAAGGTGCAGAACGACACGAAAATATCAAAGGAAATAGCATTAGTTATTTATTCTGCGACGAATTTGCATTATACGATGATCTTGCTTGGGATGAATCATTAGGTCCAATGGTATCTACTACTGGACAGAAAATATTCTTTGTTTCTACACCTAAAGGTAAATTTAATAAATTCTTCCAATTTGATATGATGGGTCAATCTGGTAATCCAAACTATTGTTCTACATTCGCAACATATAAAGAAAACCCATTCCGTGACCAAGAAATTATTGATATGGCTGAAATAACAACAGCACCACAATTATTCCTGCAAGAATTTGGTGGTCAGTATATTGATGGTGTTGGATCTGTATTTCATAATTTCCAAGAATGTGCTATATTAACATCTTTTTCTGAACCAGAACCAAATGTTAGATATGTAATTGGAATTGACTGGGGGCAAGCTAATGATTCAACTGTTATGACTGTTATGAATGAACATAGAAAAACAATGTTCATATTTTCTGTTATGGGAACTGATTATGTATCAATTGGTAATCAATTAGCTACATATATAAAGAAGTATAATCCTATAATAGTATTAGCTGAAAACAATGGTAATGGTAAACCTGCTATTGATATTCTTCGTAGTACAGGTGTCAATGTAACTGAATGGACTGCAACATCATCTACTAAACAAATTATGATTGGTGAATTGATTAAAGCATTCAATTTGAAAACAATAAGCATACCAACTGAAAAATTCTATAAACCATTATTCGATGAACTATCAGCATTTAAACTAACACAAAGTACATCAGGTAATGTTTCTTATGGGGCAATATCTGGTATGCACGATGATCATTGCATTAGCTTAGGATTAGCCAATTTAGCTATTAGTCAATATATGTCCAGTTCAACTGAACCATACGCCTTTAAACCATTTAGTAATAGTAATAGATGGTAATGTTTCTGTTACAAACGAAGGATGTCGGTTGAATGTTTACTAACTTTCTAGGTTTCATTCCAATTGGGGTTGTTCGAATGTATAGGTAATATTTCACCCTTGAAGTTCTTCTTTCAGAACAGATCAACCCCTGTAAAATTTAATTTACTAGTATTTTCTTTCAGTGCTGAAATAATATAAGGCGGTAGTTAGGTTCGACCCGTTTTAAAGCTTTTCATTAGCTCCGCTCTTTGTTCCCCAATTAGCTTATTTTTAGCTGGCGGTTCCTTATATTATATTTTTCACTTTTTGTCATCGGTATAAAATACTTACTATGTTGTAAGATACAAAACCGATCCGAGTGGCTGGCTGTGGTACTGCTTTTTCAGTAGACATTATTCAGTTTAAAACATTGTTACTATCTTTCTAGTATGTCATCCCAAAGGAGTTGTTATGATATTTAACCGTATCATATCGGCGTATATTATTATATATAATATTTAAAATAAAAAAGTTCTTTATTTGGGCAATTTTTAACAATTTTAATGAAACTTTAATCTCATTTTAATCTCATTTTAATCTCAGCTATTTTAATACAATAAATTTTATATATTAGTTATATGAAGAATACTATTAAAGACAGTTTAACTATATTATCTGATATTAATACTTATATTGGTAAGCAGAATGACTATTCCGTACAGGCAGTAGTCAAGGATAAATATGTAATTAAGTCAGCGGTTGCATCGTTACCATCAACACCTGCTGAAAAAGTATTCAACGAAGCTATTATACCAGATGTTATAAAGTTAATTAATGACATTAATAAAACGTATAATAAAGGAAACTTATCACAGATTGCATCTGATAAACCATTAGATATTTATTATCCTAAGAACTATACAACTGTAACAGATTCAACAAAGATTGATGAATTTAATTTATATGTAGGTAAAGGAAAGTTACCAATTATATTATTATATTTAGAAGCAAAACCTACTACACTTAAAAAATTCGATGTTTTAACTTTATTTGATAATCAGAAACCTACATATGATAGAATATTAACACAGTATAACAAGTTAAATGATGAATATAAAACAAAAGTATATAATTTAATAAGTGTTAATATAAACGAAACTATTACAAATATAGATACTATGCTTCTTTTATTTAATGATATTCATTATTATTTAGATAAAGGTAAACCAGATACTGTTGATAAATTTAATATAGATTCGTTAGTTAATGTTGCATTTGATGCCAGTGATGAATCTACAAAAGCTTTATTTGATAATATTACTGAATCTATGAAAAAAACTGAAAGTCTTAGTAACTTACCAGTTGATGTTGGTGTTAGAAGAATTAGAGCAGGTGAACCTAAAAATAAAGTTTATAAAGATATTTATGATCGCGTATTAAATGACTTTAGAAAAGAAGGCATACCACCATATCTTGTAATGTATGCAGTTTTAACTATTTATCTTGGTATAATTAGTGATATTGAAATTCAATTATCGGAAGCAATAAAACCACAAACAGAAGAAGATAAACTTGAAACAATAAAAAGAACTATTGAAGATGAAAAAGAAAGGTTTTCTGAAGATTCACTTAGAGCTAATATTAAACAAGGTACAAAAGAATATCTTGAAACTTTACTTAGTTATTTTAAAGACTTAATTAAGAAATTTAAACCTTCAACTTTTATAGATTCTGAAAAATTTACAAAATATGATGTATTCAAAAACAATACATTTACAGTTGAAGAACTTAGTAAAAATTCTGATGATATCACAAACTTTACATATGATGTTAAAGTTAAACCATATAATAAAGGTAAATTAGCAATACCATCAATTGGTTCTGGTATATTCTGTTCAAAGTTGTCTAATGAATCATATTTTATTAATGTTACATCAAATATAGATGAATACATACTTTCTATAGATGATAATGCTTATCTTAGTATGAAGAATGGTATATTAGATATTAAGACTGATGAACTTTACTTTAAAACAGATAAAACATTTAGAACTAATAAAGGTAGTATTGGTGGGTTTACATATAAAGATAATGTTTTTTCTTTTGATGGATTAGACGAATTTAAATTATCAATAACAAAAGATAAACAAAACATAAACATAACAAAAGACATTAATATATTATCTAATAACTTTATTGCTATTTCACAAACTACTGATGATAATATAGCTGAATTGTCCTCACCATATGATATTGATATAGAACAGATTGATAAACTTGTACAAGATATAACTAAATTGTTAGATGATGTGTCTCTTAAAATTTCTGGTGCTGTCACATTTCGTTATAACAATTGTGAATTTACCGATAGTGAAGCTACTGGATATAGATTATCTAAGGCAATATCAGATGTTCGTACTGAAATTAATAATACAACTAATATATTAATTGACTTAAATGACTTTAATAGTAAGTGGTCAAGAATATATGAAGTAATAAATAACTTTAATATTTTATATATTACTATGTATAACTCTTGGAAAAATGATAAATATTATCCAAATAAAGAAACTGATAAAACCAAACTAACAGACCTTAGAACTAAGTTAGCTAATTTAATTGGTTCTGAAATGGCTGAATTTATAGCAAGTAAAATATTAGTTACTGGATTAGGTACTGCAAATAATACAATTTATAAAATATTTGAAAAATATCCAGACTTATATCAAATATTTAACTATATTATTACTAAAACTGATGCATTAAAAGATATTGTTAATTTTTATAATTTTATCATGTTCTATTATTATATATTAATACAACTAAGATTCGACCTAACAGAAAAAAGAACTTCTTACTTAAAGTCTGGTAATAGGAAAACATTAACAAGTTATACAATGTCTTTAGGTCTGATACTTAGGGATATGTGTAATGCTATTAGTAATTTAAATTCATTTATAATGATTCCTCCAAGTGGTGCAACTCCACCACAACCTAGTGTTACTAATATATATGAACCTAAGTTAAAAGAAGATATGAATAATATTGTTAATAATAGCATTGACAAATTATTAAAATAAAAAATTTTATATATTATGATATACTTACAACTAGAAGATATTAAAATGGCTATTGAAGAAGGAACTTTAGAATCATTAACAAATGGTGACTTTAGAATCCTTGAACAAATAGAAAGAACTGTATTAGATATTATGAAAAGTTATATAGGCGGAATTTATAATTTAGACAATGAATTTCAAAAAGCATTATATGAACGTAATTATGTACTTGTTAGAATAGCTAAACATTTATTCGCATTCGACTTCTACTCAATTTATTCAGTTCAAATGATATCAGACTTAGTAAAGTACAATTATGAAGGCGCACTTAAAGACTTGAAAGACCTACAATGTGGTAAAATTCCAGATCTTTATAATGTTCCTAAACGTTCAGAAGAATTTGATGGTCAAGCTAATAGCTTTTCTATATTTACTTCTAATGCAAAAATAAATAGCATATACTAATGGCAAGAAACACAAGCATATTATCTAAACTTAATAAAGTAAATTTTGATAGAAGTAAACTGACTATTAAGAATTGGCAAAATGCCTTATATATGGCTGAAAGTAAGACTCATCCAAATAGAATATACTTATATAAAATTTATAGGGAATTGTATGATGATGATTCATTAACAGATACGCTTAATTTATTAAAAGATAAAATTAAACAGCACAACTTTACATTAACAAGTAACAAGGATACTGAATTATTTAGCCGTGAATGGTTTCATAATTTCATAGATTATTTTGTAGACTCAGACTTTTGGGGTCATAGTTTATTAGAAATTCCAAAAATTGAAGATGGTGAGTTTGATATTAACCTTATTCCAAGAGAGAATATAATACCAGAAAGAAGCGAATATAAAGCTTCATATTATGATACTGCTGGTATCAAATATGACGCAATAACATCGCCATACTTATTAGAAGTGAATGGTATAAATAACATAGGTTTATTAAACAAACTGGCTCCAATTATACTTTACAAAAAGATGTCTATTATGTATTGGGCTGACTTTCAAGAAAGACACGGTTCTCCTTTATTTATAATTAAGACTAATAATAATGACATTAATCATAGACAAAAAATAACTGAATGGCACGAAACATTAGGTTCTAATGGTATGGCTATTGTAGATCCAACTGATGAAATTATACCAACACAAGTTAATACAACAGATGCATTTAATGTTTATCTTGAAATGATGAAATGGTGTGAAGCCCAAATACAGAAATTTGTATTAGGTGGAACTGAATTAATGGATGGTGCTAGTGGTGGTAGTGAAGCAAGAGCAAAAGTTCATAGTGAACAATTTGAAGTTAAACTTCGTTCAATGATGAAACGTATTGAATTTTATGTTAATAAAGTTATTATACCTAAATTTCAAGAACTTGGTTTGTTAGTATCTAAAAAAGCAACATTTTCATTTAATAATAATGTTGACTTAGACGAACAAGCAGACTTACATTTAAAAGTATCTAAACTATTATCGGAAGGTCAAATTTCAAAAGAATATATTGCTAAATTTTATAATGTTGAATTAAACGAAGAAGAAATGGAGGAAACTAAAGATGTTGAGTCAAATTTATAAACTATTTAATTATTACATAACTACTAATATACCTGAAATTAAGAATATTGACTTACTTACTAAGACAACATTCGATGAAAAAACAAATAAGCGTTATGCTTATCCAGCTATATTTTTAGATATTAGACCTATAGAAATAACTACATATCTTGGAAAAGCAGATATTGCTACTGTTTATGTTAATCTACATTTAGTACAGAATAATATATCAACAGTAACAAATACAGATAAACGATTAGAAAGTATATTAACTGAATTAACTTTAGTTGATAAATTATACAGTGAACTTGACAACATAGGTTCACATGGTTTACCAGAAGACTTAATAGAACCTGATTACATTATTTACAAGTTAAAACGAATTGGGATTACTATTAATAATGAATTAGAGTCTAATACTTTAAGAGATATAGTGGTAACATTTAAATTTGAAATGTTGGATGCATCTAAAATGTCTGAAAAAGAATATATTCGTTTCAGTTCTTTGGATGATATTAGTTTAGATGTAAAATATTAATTAAAAAATTTATATATTATAATATGAGATTAAAATTACTTACAGGTGATATTATTAAACATCAAGGAAAACGTATGAAACTTTCTGTTTCTGGTGTTGATGTTGATAGTGAATTTAAAGATAACTCTCTTTTATTAAATGCACATAAACATTCAAACGAGGATGTTTATGGTCGTTGGATTAATTTAGAGAGAAATGACAATGAGATTAGTGCCGAAGCTGAATTTGATTCTATGGATGAAACCGCTATTAAGATTAAGAATAAAGTTGAACAAGGTTACATCAAAGGTGTTAGTGCTGGGCTTAAGATAGAGAAATATCATTTTGAAGAAGACTTACTTGTTATAGATGAGTCTATTCTATATGAGGCTAGTTTAACTCCACTACCTGCGAACAAGCATACGCTAAACTTAACATATAAAAATAAAGAATTTAAGATGAATGACAAAAAAGAAAGTCAAGAATTAATTCTAACCTTATCAGAAGAGATAAAAAATGATAGTATTGTTATTGCTCCTATTGAAGAAGCAGTAAAAGACGCTGTTATTGAATTAGCTCAAGAACCAATTTTGGAATTGAACTACAAAGAGCTTTTTGATAATTTAGAATTAAATTTTAATGAAATAACATTAAAACTAAATGAAAAAGATTCGATAATTTTAAATTTAACTCAAAAAGTAGAAGAATTTGAAAGTTTACTTAGAGAAAATGAAATTAAAGAACATAAAGAATTAGTAAAATTATCAATTAGCGAAGGTAAATTTGAACAAGAACAAGAAGAAATACTTATGAAATTAAGTTTAGATGTGTTCAAAGAACTTTATGCTACTGCTAAGTCTAAAACTGTAAAACAACCTTCTGTATCATTTTCGAAATTAGCTAAAGAAACAACATCAACAAATGAAAGAGATAGTTGGTCTTTTGGTGACTGGGTTAAAAATGATTATATTGGTCTAAATTTGATGAAGGAGCAATCTCCAGAAACTTATCAAGACTTATACAATGCTTATTATAAAAAAACAAAAAATAATTAATTATGGCTGCAACTTTAAACAGAGAAATTTACTTAGGTGAAGTTTCTAAATTTTTAGTACAAGATAGTGGATTCGATATGGGTGTAAAACGTGATGACGCTTTCGTTGATCAATTCGGTGCTGTTAACATCCCTCAAATGATGACTAAACCAACTATTAGTACTTACGTAAAAGGTTCTACTTCATTACCTTTATCAGCATCTGCTGCAACATCAGATATTTTATCTTATGCTACTCAATTAGAACATAGTGGTTTAATCTACGGTGATGTAGTTGATATGGCTCAGTATGCATTTAACATTTTCGAGCAATCAGCTCAAAACGTTGCTAAAGCTTTCTTGGAAAGAAAACAATTGATACTTGCTCATACTTGGGCTGTAACTGCAACTGCTTCTATCCAATCTACAACTGGTTCTGCTAGAACTAACATTTATGCTAATGCTGCTGCTAAAGCTATTAATGATGTTGACTTCTTGAGAGCTAACTTGTATTTTAACAGACAAGGTGTATCGCAATCAGGTAGACGTGTTATTCTTTCGAATACTATGTTGAATGACTTGTTATCATTTGTAGGTTTGAATAACTTCTCGACTATTGGTTTAACTGACGAAGCTTTAAAACGTGGTGCTATTGGTATGTATCGTGGTTTTGAAGTATATACTAGCAATTATGTACCTGCTTTTGATACAGCTGGTGCTAAAAAAGCAATTGGCGCTGCTGTTGTAAATACAGATAAAGAAAGTGCTATTTTCTATCATCCTGATTATGTACGTGCTGCTGTTTCTGAGCCTACAATGTTGATTGGTGATGGTACTCCATACTTGGTAGATAGCGTTTACACAATGAAAATGTGGATTGGTGGTTCTCCATCATATAAAGCAGTTACTAACGCTGTTGTTGGTGTATTGACTATGATCGAAGGATAATATTAGTGTTGTTTAAGTTCTGTCTGGGTGAAATATCCCAGACTCTTAAACACTATAAATAAAAACAAAAGAACATGGCTAAAGCTACACAAAATAAAACAATTCAAGAACCAATAGAAGAAGTAAAGTTCCCAAAAGAAGTACTTGAAATATTCGAAACACACAAATTCATTAACATATTATATTTTCAAGAAGGTAATTATTATACATCATTGAATGATAACCAATTAACTAGAGATTATATAGTATATGACAAAAACAAAAATAAGTAAAAAATATGCCTATATCATTCACAGAATTAGATCCATCTTTAGGTGGAACAACTATTAACGAAGATGTTAATAGTGGAGCATTATTTTTTAATGACGAAATTCCAAATATACTAGGTTTACCTGTTTGGGTTACTGCTACTGCATATGTATTAAATGACATAGTTTATGACGCTGTTGGAAAACAGTATTATATTTGTGTTCTTGCTCATACTTCAGGTGCTACCATTGCAGGCGACTTAGCTACTAAATGGGATGAATACACAAATACTCAAAAATTATATACTGGAATTAGCGAATTAGAAGCTGATGGTATTAATAGTTTAGTTACTAACACTAGTTGGAAAGATGAGTATTATCAAGTACAGTCATTATTTAATATGAATATAAATGCAAAACTTTATACTAATATATTCCCAGTACCAGCCGTATCTTATACATTTGAAGAAATTTATAATGCACAAATACAAGCTGATGGTAAAATTAGACAAATGTTTGTATTTGCAAACGAAGATGCATTATCTACTGCTAATGTTATTAAAATTCAAGAAGTTTTAAATAGATTAGATGCAGAAAATATGCCACTTTTCGTAGTATATGGACCAAAGACAAGTACGTCTTTTGCAACCGTTGCAAGTTTACCTGACTTAACCGAATTAGCTACTAGCTGTCCAGACGTTCACGTATTAATTGGACAAGATGGTGCTGGTAAAGGTTTCACATTAAGCCCAGTAGATAATCCAGCAGTTGGTGCATTAGTTGGTTCTATATCAAAAGGTAAAGTAAATGAAAACCCAGCTTGGATTGGTGGTTATGACTACAGATTAAACGATGACTTAGATACAGTAATATTAACTAATGGCTTGGCTATTAAAGGTATGAGTATAAGTGACTTGGCTTTATTGAATAATAAAGGTTACGGTTATTTTTACAGAGAAAATGGTAAAATTGGTACATATTTAAAACAAGCTTATACTTGCGACAAGAAAAGAATTATAAATGGAACTGAACAAGTTAGACAATTAATTCCTTATCGTAGAACTATGCATAAAGTAAAAAGACAAGTACGCTTGGCATTATTACCTTATGTAAATTATAGTTTTGAAGTAACTACATCTGGTAAATTAGCAAGTACATCAGTATCATTGATATCTGGTATTCTTAATAATGTATTAGGTTCGATGAAAAGTGCTGGTGAATTGAATTCTTATTCATTTAATATTGATCAGACTAACAATGTTATTGCTGACCAAACTATATTCATTAGTATTAAATTAGTTCCATTTGCATATGCAAAAGAAATGGAAATTACATTACAATATGCTATAATTAACTCTTAATAAGATGAATTACACATTAAAACAAGGCGAGGATCTATTGGTTGAAGTTGGTATCGTTGATGCTACTAACCAACCAGTAGATATTAGCACTGCAACTGAAATACTAGTTGAATTTATACAAAATAAGATAGCATTCAAAGCTAAATACAGTTTGAATACTAAGACGGGCTATGGCGACTTAACTATTGATGGTTTATCAACTGTAGTTATTAAAACTACTAGAACAGAATCTGCCCAATTACAACCTGGTTATGTTAATGTTATAGTTTTAGTTGAAATGACAGATGTTGACTTAACTGTTAAAAGAACTGAATATCAATATCCTAATTTTATTAAGGTTGAAACTGGTTATATGAAAGATGTTGAAATATAAAATAAAAACATAAAAATATTATGGCTATTACAAAAAATAAAAACTTATACGATGGTGGTATTAATACTGCTAATCTTCGTAAAACTCATGACTGGGATTCAATTGAAATAAGCATACAAGACACAACTCCATTTCAAATTTATATGGTTAGTGATATAACTTATAAAGAAGCTTATCCGTTATCACCAGTTAGAGGTAGAAAAAACTTGATATATGGTTACGGTAGCACTAATGGTGAATTATCTGCATCTATGGTTATATCAGTATATGAATTAGACTTGATTATGGAAGCTGCTGACTTAACTGGAGATCCATTTAATGACTCTACTAGAAAAGTTCAGAATATTGCACCTTTTGATGTTAATATTACATATAAGAAACCGAACCAAGATGGTACTACATCTGAAAAATTAGTTACACTTAAAAACTGTACACTAGATAATTATGAAGTTAGTACTAAATTAGGTGATTCTGATACAAACGTTACTGTAAATTTAAACCCAAATGCCATATTGATTGGTGCTTGGAAAGTGATATAAAAAAAGGAGCTAATTAGCTCCTTTTTTATTAAATATAATATGTTCTTTACAGTGTTTTAATGCTTCTTCTTTTGGTAATAAGAAACCAATTGATGTATCTATTTGAGCAACTCTAAACTTTTCAGAATCGTGTAGTTCTTTAAGTTTGCTAATATCGAATAGGAAACATTCATTATAATCACCAATTATAAAAGTATGTATTCTGTCTTTAGCATATATACCTGACTTAATGAATGTTTTGTTTTGTGCGTTTGTTTTTTCTGCAACTTCTATGTATAAATTACCAGTATGTTTCATAAGAGAATCATACTTAATTTCTTCACCAGTTAATGTTTCACCATAAGTATATTGATATAATTGTGATGAAAATTGTATAATAGTTCTATTTAAGAATTTATAAAAATAAACTATTAAATAATCTTGATATTGTGCTCCTTTTTTCAATCCTGCATCAAATTCGGTTGTACATGTTTTCATAATATAACTTTTTATAGTATATATTATGAAAATAAAAAACATTTTCTTAAAAAGCGTTAATTATGATGTACTTTTTCAATTATTTTTTATGTTTTTTGAAATATTCGTTACGTTCTTCTAAATTAAGTCTAAGTAATGCATCTACTTTATTAAGTGTACGTTCTAATTCAATTACACGTTGTCTTTCTTTAACATACATTTCAAATGTACTTTTATGTACCATATAATCGGTATAAACTATAAAGGCTATTACAGCCATCATAAATAGTTTAAAGGTGTACTTAATAACATTAGGTGCTACTCTGTAACACCATTTTCCGAATTGTTTAATCTTGTTCATGGTTTAAATGTTTAATAAAATTAATACTGTAATAATTAATAATGTAAGCCAAATTGTGGCTACTATAGCAAGTTTATCGGCTTGCTTCCTATTTCTATCTATCATTGTGTTTAAATTTGTTAATATTAAAAAAATAAAACCGTAAAACGAAAATTATTTTACGGTTTATATTCTACTAATTGTCATTTGAAATTGCTGCCATCAATTTTTTCCAGATATTCATACCTCTTTTCTTTGCTTTAGGTCTAAGGTCTGTATTAATTTTAGCCTTTCTCATATCACGCATTGCAGCTAATCTGGCTGCTTCTTCTTGTTTAGGTAGTTCTGTTTTCATAATGTTTTGTTTTTTTATTTTATAAGTTATATATTCAATTTAAAAAAGTTTTTTGCTCAGTAATTAATACACAGTTATTATTTTTTTAATTTCATCAAAATTCTCGATAAAATATTCAAATTTAGTAGTTGCTGTTAAATAAGGTATAGATATATTAACTTCTTTAATATAATTTAAAAAGTCATCCAAATTAAGTTTACTTATAAAATAACTAGCATATTTAAATTCAAATAGGTCATCAATCGAAACTTGTTTTTGTTTATTTGTATTCTTGTAAATAAATGGATAATCGTCTAAATTTATATCCTTTAAATAATAGTCTAAAGTATTCTTTCCACGTCTAACATATTGTAGGCTTATAGTTTTATCACCTTTTAGCATTTCTATATGGTCTGTTTTATTCATAAACAGTTATTATTTTTTTAATTTCATCAAAATTCTCGATAAAATATTCAAATTTAGTACTTGCTGTTAAATAAGGTATAGATATATTAACTTCTTTCATATAGTTTAAAAATTCATCCAAATTAAGTTTGCTTAATAAATAGCCAGCATATTTAAATTCAAATAGGTCATCAATCGAAACTTGTTTTTGCATAGCGGAACTTTTATAAATAAATGGATAATCAGTTAAATTTATATCCTTTAAATAATAGTCTAAAGACTTATTAGAACTTTTAGAATAAATAATACGTATAGTTTTATCACCTCTTAACATTTCTATATGGTCTGTTTTAAAATAATCCATTGCTTCGTTCTTTTAATTTATATGCAATAACACAAATATCATATTTGTTATCATCGCAGAATTTATATTTCTTGAATATATTAATCTTCTTAACATCTAACTTTTCATAATCAATATTAATGAAACTGTTTATACTAGATACAGTTATAACAAAGTCAGATATTTCAGCACATTTCTTTATGAATTTAGTTGCATTAGTAAATGGTGGGTTCATTATTGTAACCCTACCTGGTTTATATGCA